GTCTTTCACTCAGCTCAGTATAACTCTTAAACTGGCTCTTGTCGGTAAACTCCTTAAGAGAATACTGCTTTTTCCAAAGTTCCTCTAGCTTCTTGTCATCCCCACCAAGAAGCGGGGCAGGAGATGCAAATTCTGAACGATCATAGTTAACGTAACCTCCGACATTACGAATCTTGATCTTGAAGTCTGCACCAGTCCAGAAGTTGAATGGGTCAACTGCGACCTCATCCTGATACTCAGGGTGAGCTAGGCTCTGGATCTTCTGGAAGATCTTTGTGCCATATTGATAAAGAAAGTTCTTTCCCTTGTTCTCTGGATTTGCTGGATCTTCAATAACAAGAATATTGGAGATGTAAGTCAACTTGCGCTTACGATTGCGTGCAATATTCTTATCATCCTCAATACCACTATTCCACAGTTCTGTATTGGACTGGCAAATTGGGCACTTTTCTCCGAGAGTCGTTGGGCAGTTTTCAAACAGCCAGCCACCCTTACCCTTAAATGCGTGACTATAGACTGCTACGAAAGGAGCATCTTCTCCTTCAATTTCGGGAAGGAATCGGATAACGGCATAACCGTTACCAGACTTATCAATCCCCGGCTTCCAAATACGGTCATCCTTATAACTTTCCTTGGATGAAAGCTTATCAAGCCGTTCAGTTAGAGATGCGACTGAGTTCTTACTCTTCTTCTTAAAATCTGAAAAATTTGCCATAGTATCTTCTTTCCCCGAGGTTCTACCTCGGCCTAGTGTTACACCTATAATACAACCAATCCCAGTTTAGTCAACTGGGAGTTTTCTAGTTTTTGATTTTTTCATAAAATGCAAATCTTGAGCTTCTGCTTGAATTTTTTCAACAATTGGTTTGCTTAACAATTTACCAGCTGCTGATGGATCTAATCCCATTTCTTCTGAAAGTTCTAAAACACAATCCATAAAAGATAATTTTGTAGATTTAGCTCGTTCTATTACTTTATTAGAAAACTTTTCTTTTGCTGATTCGTCTATGTACATAATACAGTCTACCACCATTATATTTAATTTCAATAATTAATTTGACCTAAATATTCCTAGATCTATTTAGAGGACCATATGCCAAACATTATCATCGAAACTGGTGGAACAACTGCTTCTGTTGCAACTGATCTTGCTCAACTTTCTGGTATAACTACCAATTTTCAAATTTTTAAACTAGGATACGGCGTCACTGGATCCGTAACACTTGTTTCATCCAGCAACCCACTCCCTGTTTCCGTTGGAGCCACTTTAAATGCCAATATAACTGGTTTTAGTGGCCCTATGAGCGTTCAAGGCATTGCCAGTGGTACTCCATTGACTATAACTGGTACTGTTCTTGCCTCTGGTATTACGGGTTCACCTGTATATGTAAAAACTTTTACTGGATCACAGGTAGAAATTACAGGCGGTCGTTACTTATCTAAAACCAATGATTCTGTATCAGTATGGGGTCCAAATGGAATCACATATATTTACGCCAGTCTAGTAGATCAAGCTGGACAATCTTTAAGTTATTCAAATGGTGCTTTAAATGTAAATGTTATTGGCGCAACCATTAATGCAACAATTCCTTCTACGGTAACTGTAGTGGGGCTTTCTGGAGCAACTGCAGTCAATGTAACTGTAGGAAATACTGTTGGTATTAACGATACAAATATTATTAATGGAATGACAAACATATACTCCAGAATGGGAGTTATGGGTGGTACACTAGATGCCATCTATAATGCTCTAGCTGTATTTGGTTTAGTTCGACCAACATCTGTAAGATCAACCGTATTGTCTTTGACGACAGCTTCTACCGTGCTTGGATCTGGATTTACCTGTGCTGCCGGAGTCAATCTAAAAGCACTTGGAACAAACACCGATTTAATTTATCTTGGTGGAACTTTATTGGGTTCCAGCTATGGATATCAATTAGAACCAGGAGAAAATGTATTCCTCAATGTTTCTAACCTCAATATGATATACGCCATGTCAAAGAGTGGAACACAGACATTGAGTTATTTCGCCTCATAATATGTCAAATACAAATACATTTTTAACTTTAGTAAAATCAACTAATGCATATGTTTCCGAATTTGTCGGAAATAGTGCAGACCCTTGTTTTACAAAAGGTTTGCTGGAAAGCTCTCCAACAATTTATAAAAATGGTAATAGTTTTTTTATTGACTATTCAGCATCTTCAAATAGTTCTGATTTAAAATTTACAAAAAGATTTTTTGGTTCTTTGACTATAGGCAATACGTTTGCTGTATCTGGTGGAACATATTATGTTGAAAGTACTGGTCAACAATTAAGTTTTGCTGGTACATATACACTCAGTGGAATTACTGGAACTTTTAATCAATACGTAAATGCTACTGGAGTTACATATTCGACATCTTTGGTTGATGGTGTTTATGCAAACAATAACTTTTCTGGGCCTTTAAATTATACTGCAATCAAAGGTATAACTGCACAATATTTTATATCTAAAGTAAATAAAACAGATCCATATAATATTGAATTTTTAGGAATATATGGAAATGATTATGGATATGAAGAATATCTAGAAGTCGTAGGATCTACATCAAATGCTCTTAGATATAAAATCAATTCACCATTAAAATTAAATAATGGAAGTGAAATTGTATATTTAAATAATCAATCTACCGTAACTAATGAAAACTTATATTTTGCTCCGGTAACAGTTAATGTTTACATGCGTGGTGTACCAGATCTTGTTACATTATCACAAAATAAAAATGTTAATGGATTATTAAAAATTTTAAATTCTAATGGAACTACTTTAAAGATTTTAAATAATCAAAATTTATATCAAAGATATTGCAGATCAATAGCAGATACAACAAACTATTATGATTGGTATGCTTCGCATAGAACATCTAATTTTGAAAATATATACAATCCTTATTCTTGGGATGGACTGTCTCTTTCAATAAACTATTATTCATTTGTAAAAATAGGAACCACCGTTTCCGTTGTAACATCAGAAGTTTTAATAGATGGACAACCAGTACAAACTAATACCAATGTTCTTATTATAGATGGTGTGCAAACAAATTATAGTTCATATATCTCGCAAACAAGATTATCAAATCCTACATTAAAATTGGATTTGTCAGATTCGTCACTTTATGGTGCATCAGTTGAACCATATATAGATTCTGCTTGCTCGGTACCATTAAATGATTCTTACTTTTTAAATGGTGTAATGGGATTTGATGGTGCATCATTCATATATTTAAAATCTGCAGCATCTCCAGCAACCATATTTTTAAAGTTTAAAAGAGAAACCGAAATGGTTTTGCAAATAGTTATTTAAAACTGCACCCAGCTATAATTATTTCCATCATAATAATAGGTATACACAATACCATTTTTTTCCCATTGCTGGCCTACAGCTGGATTAATTGGTGGTGTCTGAGAAGAAAATAAAGATCCATTTCCAATATATTCCCACGTTTCAGAATTTTGAAAAGGCGATTCATATGTTGAAAAGATTGCTTTATATAATTTACCTTCATATAAAACGACATCCCCGTAGATATAACCTACGGGAGTGCCATCAATATTTGTTTTTTTGTAATTTCCTCTAAACATTTAAAAATATTTAGAGGTTACAGTTTTTATTAAAAAACTGGATCTTCTTCTGGAAGAAGAGCTTGCTTCAAACCATTTTCCAAAGCTTTTTTCCAGTTATAATAATACTCTTTCATATCATCACTTAAATCTGTTACAAACCAGACTTCGGATTTAGGAAGAGAAAAACCATTTTTAATATTGGTATATGGCATCCAAGTAACCAAATGCCATTGAAATTCATCGGCTGGCATGAGTGCTGCTGTATTTTTTACAATATAGGAATTTCCTGATTCCGTATATTCTGCGATAATTTCCTCACCGTATTTAAATTTAAATAATCCTAAATTCATATTAATCTCCTATTTTTATTATACACTATTAATTTACAGAATCAAGTATTTTTTTTAGAACACCCACATGATTTTTTAATTTGCGCTGGATCTAGTGGAGTTTGTTTTTTGCTTTCAACAATATTGGTACGCATTTGTTCAGGAAGTTCATTGAATGATGGTACATTTATTTTTTTATTATCATTAGAATTAAAATTAAAAGGAGGTAGTTTACCTTTTGACTTTTTTAAATTTTTAACATAATTAACTACTTCTTGATCTTGAAAATACAATTCTCTAATCTTTAAAGTATACCATGGAATATAAAACTTATTAAATTTAATTCTTCTTTGTTCGCAACCACAATTTCCATTAGTAATAT